AAGCTCATCGACGACCAGCTGCAGGAGATCGGCGGCGACCAGACGGGGGATTACGTGACGCTCAACCGGCGCGTGGCGCTGAGCGGTATCATGTACGGTGTCGGTCTGCTCCGGGGGCCGTTCGTGCGGAGGGTCACCAAGACCACGTGGGTGCTTGACCAGATGGGGCAGCCCATGCCCCAGCAGATCGACGTGTACAAGCCGCAGTTCCAGTTCCTGCCGGTGTGGGATTTCTACCCGGATATGAGCGCTAACTCCATCAGCGAGATGGACGGGTACTTTATCCGTCTGGTCATGTCCAAGAGCCAGCTCAGGAAGCTGGGCAAGCGCCCCGATTTTTTCGAGGACCAGATCAAGGATTATATCTCGCGCTACCCGCGCGGTGATTTCCACGAGAAGGGGTACGAGACCGAGCTTCGGGGGATGGGCACCGCGGCGAATACCAGCGCGCAGGCTCGCAAGGAGCAGGGCAAGTACGAGATCATCTGCTGGCATGGCCCGGTGGATGCCAAGATGTTGCAGGCTGCTGGCATCGACATCGAGAAAGATCGCATGGGCGACGAGATCGACGCTGAAATCTGGATGGTCGGCGACTGCGTGATCAAGGCGCAGATGAACCCGTGGGCCGAGATAGGGGCGGATGTTAAGACCATTCACGCGTTCGTGTTCGATGAGGACGACACGTCGCCCATCGGTAACGGGCTGCCTAACGTGATGCGGGACAGCCAGATGTCCATCGCTGCGGCCACGCGCATGCTGCTCGACAATGCTAGCGTGGTGTGCGGTCCGAACGTGGAGGTAAATCTGGACCTTTTGCTTCCTGATCAGGACGTTACGTCGATCAGTTCGTATAAAGTCTGGCAGCGTGAGGGCATGGGTGCAGAAGCTAACATGCCTGCCGTGCGCAACATCACTATCGACAGCCACATGGACGAGCTGCTCAAGACCATCGAGTTGTTCATGAGCTTCGCGGACATGGAGACTTTTGTCGGCCCGGCCACTGGCGGGGATATGGAGCGGGGTTACTCCGAGCCTATGCGGACAGCGGCTGGCGCGTCCATGATGCGGGGAGACGCGGCCCTGCCGTTCAAGGACATCGTGAGGAACTTCGACATTTTCACGCAGTCGGTGATCAACTCGCTGGTGCAGTTCAACAAGAAATTCAATCCGGTGCTCGCGCCAGAAGGCGACTTTAACGTGGTTGCGCGTGGCGCGACGAGCCTGATCGCCAAGGAGGTCCGCGGCATGCAGATCGACCAGCTGGCGGCGACTCTCCGACCCAACGAAGAGATGTACGTGGACGAGAAGAAGTTTGCCAAGGCCCGGTTCGAGGTGCGCGATCTCGGTGACCTGCTGGTGGATGATGCTACTGCCGAGCGCAAGATGATGGCGCGTCGTCAGGTTGAGCAGGAAATGCAGGAGCATCAGCGCAAGATGATGGCCGCGGAGATTCGCAAGGCTCTGGCGGAGTCCTTCAAGGATATTGCCCAAGGCCAGAAGAATACGGCCAATGCGGATGCCGCGATGGTCTCGTCGGCGCTTAACGTGCTCAAGGAGGGGGTCGAGAGTGAACTCAAAATCAATCAGGCAGAGCAAGGAGGAGGCCCTCAACAAGCTGCGCCAGCGCAAGGGGTCTCTTGAGTATGACGCGATACTGACTGTGTTGACTCTTCACCTTGAAGGTGTGAAGAATAACTTGATGTCAGAAGTGAGCGTCGACAATTTGCGGGTGCTGCAGGGTGAGGCGCGTTTTTGCGAGCGCATGATTGCGAACCTCAAGCGCGAGGCAAGCGACCCGATGATGTTCAAGGAGGTATAAGGGATGAACCCGGAACAGGAAGCAAAAACCGACGATTTTGACTCTGCTTTTGCGCAGTTCTCTTACCCGCCCGATAGCGAGGGCGGCGAAGAGGAGAGTGTTGTTACCCCCGTGGAGGAAGCTGATGAAGCCGTTCCGGCGGAGGCTGAAGAGCAAGAAGCTGCAGCAGAAGCTGAGCCTGCGGAAGAAGGAGCGGAGGACGGCAAGGAGGGCGTCGAGGCAGAAGCTGAAGGCGAGTCTGAAGAGCCTGTAGAGGAGGAAGCAGGCGAACCGGAGCCGGAACCGGAGCCTGCTGCTCGGGATGACGACGACATCCTCAACCGCTTTGCCGAGTTGGTGAATAAGCAGGCGCAGCAGCAGGAACAGCCTCCGCAACAGGAGCAACAGGAGCAACAGGAGCAACAGCCCGAACCGGCCTATACGCCGGAAGAACAGGAATTTCTCCAGAACTACGAAAAAGACTGGCCTGATGTCGCTCGTGCCGAGTCTCTGCGTCGGCGCTCCGAATATCAGCAACTGGTCGGCTACGTGTTCAACCAGATCGCACAGGAACTGCGCCCGCTCATGGAGACGGTGCAGACCGTGGCAGAACGTACCCACTATAACGACCTGACCTCTGCAGTGCAGGATTACGACACCATTCGTGATGACGTTGTCGCGTGGGTGGAAGAACAGCCTGCGTATTTGCAGCAGGCATATAAACATGTTATAGAACAAGGGACGGTAGATGAGGTCAGTGACCTTGTCGACCGCTTCAAGAGGGAAACCGGGAGGGTGCAAGCCCAAGCGGCTCCCGCAAGGAAGGAAGCTGAGCTGCCCAAGACCGCCAAGAAAGCGGCGGAGTCGTTGGCCCCAGTCAGTTCCAAGCGCTCGGCACCGCCTGAGCCGGATGACCCGAATGACTTTGATCGGGCGTTCTCGCGGTTTGCCGATCAGTTGAAGATGTAACCGCTAGGAGCTAACCATGGCGACCACCACCACTTATGGGGACATTTCCCCGGCGATTGCGGCGTATTCCGTCGTTCGCATGCTGAAGCGGGCCATGCCCTACCTTCAGCTGGAGCGGTTCGGGCAGACCTACCCGATTCCGAAAAACAACACTCAGACGGCCAAGTTCCGCCGCTACTTCCTCAGCGGCGCGACCGGTTCGGCTGGCACCGGCTCGGGTGACTTCTACATCCCGGTCGCGACCACGCCGCTGGTCGAAGGCGTGACGCCCACCGGCTCGCGTCTGGCCAACCAAGACTACACTGCGACTCTCCAGCAGTACGGCGACTTCGTCACCATCACCGACGTGGTCATGGACACCCACACCGACCCGGTTCTCGCTCAGGCGACGGACATCCTCGGCGAGCAGGCGGCTCTCACCGTCGAAACGCTGCGGTTCAACGTCCTCAAGGCGGGCACCAACGTCTTCTACGCCGGTGCTGTGGCTGGCCGCGTCAACATCGTGACGTCGATCACGCTGGCTGACCAGCGCCGTGTGACCACGGCTCTGAACCGTCAGAACGCCAAGAAGATCACCTCGATTGTGGCTTCGACCCCCGACTACAACACCAAGTCGGTGGAAGCGGCGTACATGGCGGTGGTTCACCCCGACCTCGAAACCGACATCCGCTCGATGACCGGCTTCAAGCCTGTCGCGGATTACGGCGGGCACATGTCGCCGATGGAAGGCGAGATCGGTTCGGTTGAGCAGGTCCGCTACCTGTCCTCGACGGTCGTCGAGCCGTGGATCGACGCTGGCGGAGCTGTCGGCACCACCGGACTTCGCTCCGATGGCGGCTCGAACATCGACGTTTACCCGGTGCTCTACTTTGCCCGGGACGCCTTCGGCATTGTGCCGCTGAAGGGCAAGTCGTCGATGACCCCGATGGTCGTGAACCCGAAACCGGCAGCTGGCGACCCGCTCGCTCAGCGCGGTACGGTCGGCTGGAAGCTGTGGACGACCACCATCATCCTTCAGGAAGCCTTCATGGCACGCCTTGAAGTCGGCGCGACCGCGTAAGAGAAGGAGACCTGAAACATGGCTACCGCAACTTCGCAATCCATGGGCGTCGTGAACTTCGCCTCCGGTGAGTTCACTGGCGCTGCCGCGGCGGTCGAGGTCGACTGCGGCTTCACCCCGCGCTACATCCGCATTTGGGACGCCAGCAACGTCATCATCTGGGAAAAGTCGGAAGGCATGGCCGCGGCCAACACCTTCAAGCAGGTGACGGCGGGCACCACGACGCTGGACACCGGCTCGGCGATCACCTTCGACGATGACGGTTTCTCCGTCTCGGCCACGCTGGCCGCGTCGGCGGCGGCGATTTACTGGGTCGCGTTCGACTGATCCACTCGCGGATCGAGGGGGGCCGCAAAGCCCCCCTCACCACATTTGTTTGGTAATTTCTTGGAGGATGGATCATGGACGACAAGGACGATCAGCCGGAGCTGGACCTCGAACTGGAGCTGGAGGATGGCTCTGACGGGGATGTTCTGGAGGCGAGCGACGAGGTCGAGGCGGAGGTGAAGAAGCCAACCCCGAAGAAGCGCGCTGCCCCTAAGAAGCGCGAATCCCGCCAGACCAAGCCGAAGAACGTGACGCAAATCCAGCTGGAGGAGAACGACGACATCCCTCAACCACATTCTCGAAATTCTCGACAACGCTGTGATGTCGACGCCCATCATCGACCCCGGCAGCAGACAAGTGGTTGGCTACAAAGAGCGTATGCGTTATCCTTACCGCCGTATCGGCTGATAAGGATGCACCATGCAACTCGGCGACCTTCTGGCAGAATTGCGGGAGAATATCCTGCATGATCGTTCCAACCGGGTCGCCGGGGACTCCGATCTCATGTGGTCGGACGCAACGCTTGTGCGCTACATCAACGAGGCGCAAAAGCGGTTTGCGCGTGAAGGTCTCGTCATCCGTGACGCGAACAACGGTGTCACAGCCTCTTTGGCACTGCAGACTGACGTTGATGAATACGCCTGCCATCCGTCAGTGTTAGCTGTAATCTCGGCACGGATCACTGGGGATCAGGCTGATTTGGCGCGGACGGGACACAGTGCGCTGGATCAATACAGGCAGCCTGATCCCCACTTTTTTGATGTTAACAGCCTGTCGCGGCTTGAAAGCGGGAAGCCTCTGGCCTTCACAACTGACGAATACTTGTCAGAAGATAGCCGCGGGCGAAGCACTGCTGTCACGGTTCGGTTTTATCCGACGCCCAACGCGGACTACAACGGTACAGAGGTGAAACTGCGCGTGCTGCGTATGCCTGTGTACGACCTGACGACCGCTGATATGTGCGCCGAGCCTGAAATCCCCGAAGTGCACCATCTGGAGATGCTGGACTGGGCGGCGTACCTTGCTTTGCGCGTGGTCGATCTCGACGCCGGGATGCCTGACCGCGCGATGGAGTTTCGGGCGTCGTTCGAGGATCACGTCAGGCGCGCGCGTCGGGCGGCGATGAGAAAGCTCTTTGCCCCGCATCACTGGGGTTTCGGGCGCAACGGATTTGTATGGGACCAAGGTCATGGATGATCGCTCTCGCTACCCGCGATTCAGCCCGCGCACCGGTGCGGTTTTGCCAAGAGCAGATGTGCCTCGGCAGCCTGTGCCGTTTCGTCAGCCTGCCCCCGCTCGTGAAGCGCCCCGGCAGTTTGCGCCGTTCGATACGTCGCCACCGACCGGGCCGAAAAACGGCATGTTTGCCACTGACGCCGCTCAGGCGGCGATGAACGAGATCGCCACGCAAGAAGCTCAGAAGTCCGGCTTTCGCAAGTTTCTTGAGCAGGTTGGGTCAGAGCTTACAAACGACTGGGACACGGTCATGAGGAAGCGTCAGGCAGAAAGGTTTGGCGAGGTTTCTGACACGCCGTCGCTGCCGGTTCAGCCGCCTGCCCCCAGCAGGGGCAGGATACTGCCTGATCCGGGCTTGCGGGACGATGAAAAAGCCGCTCGCGGCACCGCACGTA